CCGATCGACTGAGTACGTGGCCACGAACACCGTGACCAACGAGGTCCAGACGTTCACGATCGTCGACAACCTCGCCCCCGACTGGCCCAGCTCCACCTACCGGGGCGGCATGGGCATCCCCGGGGCCTGGCGGGCCGCGACGCTATTGTCCGGGCTGATCGGGTCCGTCCCGTGGAACGCCTACCGGTCCGCCCAGGGCCGCCCGACCGACGTGATCTACCCGACGCCTCCGCTGCTGGCTCAGCCGAACCCGCCAGATACGGCGCTCACATCGTTCTCATCGATGGCCCTGGACTACTACTGGCACGGCAACGCCATCGCCCTGGTCGCCTCACGAAATCGGGAGGGCTGGCCGACCGCCGCGTACCTCATCCCGGCAACATCGGTAGGTGTCCGGCGGGTACCGGCGCCGGGCATGTCGACCCTGCCCGTCGGGGCGATCGAGTACTCCGTCGGCACCATGCGCAACCTCGGCGTGAACGACGTGATCCACATCAAGGCACCCTGCGAACCAGGAGCGTTGCGAGGCATGGGCGTGCTGGAGGCCCACCTCAACACCCTCGACCTGTCGGCCGAGCTGTCCCGCCAGGCCCGCAGCATCACCCGCCATGGCGTCCCGACCGGTGTGCTCACCTCCGACAACCCGGACACCACCGACGAGGAACTACGGGCCGCTAAGACCGCATGGCTGGCTGCCCAGCGGGACCGTACCGTCGCCGCGCTGCGACCCGGAACCGACTTCAAGCCGCTGTCGTGGAACCCCGAGGAGTTGGAACTGATCGCGGCCCGGCAGTTCAACCTGACTGAGTGGGAGCTGATTTTCGGTCTGCCCGTGGGATGGCTGGGCGGAAACACGAACAGCCGCACGTACGCCAACGTCGAGGCCGACGCCGTGTCCCTGCTCAAGTTCTCCCTGGGAATCCCCCTGGTCCAGTTCGAGCAGACCCTGACCTTGCACCTGCCGCGCGGCACCGTCGCCAAGGCCAACCTGGACGAGATGCTCCGTGGTGACACCCTGACCCGGTTCCAGGCATACGCCATCGGCCTGCAAAACCAGCCATTCCTCACCGTCGACGAGGTCCGGGCGCAGGAAGGTCGGCCACCGATGCCGGCCCGCTCGGCCGCGCCGCCGGCGCCCGCCCCGAACAGCCAACCCGACGATTCGATGAGCCCGCAGGTCGTCCCGGCCGGCTCAATGATGGAGGGATCATGAACCCGACGGTCTGCTACCGGTCATTCACCCCCGACCTCGAGGTCCGCTCCGGAGGCGACGGACGGACCATCGCTGGCATCGCTGTGCCATGGCAGATCCCGAAGCGGGTTACCTCGCAGCTGCGCGAACAGTTCGCCTACGGGGCGTTCCCCCGCCAGCTCCGGGCACCGCACCGGGTCCGGTTCGCCCGGGAGCATGTCGACCTGGGCGGCACTCTCATCGGCCCGACCAGGATGCTCCGCAACGACGCATCCGGCCTGTACGGGGAGTGGTACGCCTCCAAAACCCCAATGGGCGACGAGACGCTGGAACTGGTCAAAGACGGGGCCCTGTACCAGCTGTCAGTGGGGTTCCGGGAGGCCCAGAATCGCCACCTGGGCGATGGAACGGTCGAGCGTGTATCAGCGGACCTGTTCGAGGTCGCCGTGGTCCAGGAGGGCACCTACGGCGACGACGCCGCCGTTATCGAGGTCCGCAGCATGGCCGACGCCCTCGACCAGCTGCTGACCCCGAACCTGGACCGGGCTCGGCAGCTGGTCCTCGCCGCGTTTCTGCCCCTGCCGCCGCCCCCGTTCGGGTGACATGATCCACGGGCGGGGCCGGAAATGTCGGCCCCGTCCATAGCATCAGGCACAGAAGCTCGACACCGGCACCTCAGCCGCTCGACGTCCACACCTCCGCCGCTCACCGATGCGGACACCTGGACCTCTCGATGCCGACACCCCGGTCAATCGCGGAGCGCAATCAACCGTGACTTTGACCGAGAGGCATCTCTGCCATGAACCCGTATTTGAAGCGGCTGCACGACCAGCACGAGGCGTTGCGGCTGTCTGTGGAAGGCATCCAGACCCGCGCAGCCGAGGCCAACCGTGACCTCACCGAAGCCGAGCTGCGCTCGATCCAGGAACAGAGCGAACAGGCCAAGGGCCTGTATACGCAGATCCAGATGCTCACCGACAACGAGAATCGGTCGCTACAGGTCGCCGCCCTAGGCGCCCAGGTCGACCAGGCCCTCGCCGACGCCGGGGACCAGACCCGCAGCGGAGGCCAGGGTGACCAGCGCGTCGGTGGCACCACCACCCGCGACCGGGACCCCGGTCACTACCGGTCGGTCCAGCAGGGCGGAAAGCACTCGTTCTTCTCCGACCTGTTCAAGGCAAAGGACCAGGACGACCAGGCCGCCAGCCGCCGCCTGGTCGAACACATGCGCGCCCTGGACACCACAAACGAGGGCACCGGCATCGTCCCGCCCAAGTGGCTCATCGACGAGTTCGCCCCGATCGCCCGGCAGGGCCGCGCGTTCGCCAACGCCGTCCGCAACATCCCGCTGGGCGACGACCCGCGTCCGTTGACGCTGCCCAAGCAGACCGCCGGCACTGACTCCGAAGTGAACGAGCAGGCCGCCGAGAACGACGCCATCGACGACGACGACGCCTACGACACCGACGTCGACACCGTCGCGCCCAAGCCCACCTCGGGCGCACAGAAGGTGTCCCGGCAGCTGCTGGACATGTCCAGCCCGGCCATCGACCTGCTCATCTACGGCGACCTCATCGCCGCATATGACGACAAGGTCGAGGTCAAGGTCTGCAACGCGATCAAGTCCCTCGGTACGCCGCTGTACGGCGAGGACATTGCCGGCGACGTCACCGACCCGCAGCACTGGAACAAGGTCGCCATCCGGGCCGGTATCGCCGTGCGCCGGGCCCGCAAGCGCCCGCCGAACGTGTTCGCTATGACCGTCGGCCGGTGGGGCTCCCTGCTGGAGCTGACCGACACGACCGGCCGGCCGCTGGTGCCGCCGGATTCCGCCGGCGCGTGGAACGCCTCCGGCGTCGGCACGATCGCCGTCGATGGCCGCTGGCACGGCCAGGGCGTTATCGCCACCGACGGTTTCCAGACCAGCGGTACGCCGCTGGACGACCGGTTCTGGTCCGTGCACCTCGCCTCGATCCTGCTGTTCGAGTCGAACATGCTCCGGTTCCGGTACGAGCAGCCCGAAGGTCCGCAGACCGTACGCCTGGGCGTATGGGCGTACACCGCCGTGGCGGTCCGGTATGACACGGCACCGGTCAAGCGCGTCGAGGTTCTGGCTATCGAGCTGAGCTAACCCTCCCACCATCGGCCGGTGGATACCTCAACAGCGGGGTCACACCGTGAGGTATCCACCGGCCACCAGGAAGACAGGTGAGCAGTGTCGGCAGTCGGATACGCCGCCACCGGCGACACACGCAAGGTCAACAAGGCCGGGGACACCATGACCGGGCCGCTTGTCCTGGGCGACGGCGCCGGGCCCACGACGTCCCTTACGCTCCTGTCCTCGTTCGACGGAGGCGAGGACGAAGGCGAGCCCGGCCAGTACGACTCCACCTCACGCATCAATCTGGAGTCATACCAGCGTGCCGACGAACACACCTATGGCGAGATCATCCGGATCTTCACGCGGGGGTTCGACTCGAAACAGATGATCGCCTGGTACGGCCCAACCTCATACGACACCAACGGCGACCCGGTCGGCATAAACGTCCCCTGGTTCTGGATGGGCGCCCACTACGAAGCCAACGACCACGCCAGCGTTCATGGACATTGGTCGGTCGAGACCCCGGACGCTTCCGGTTCGCTACAGACACGGTTTGAGCTGACAATCTGGGATCCGCTCACCGGCCAGTACGGCATGAACAAGGCCATGATCAAAACCAACCTGGCCGACTTCGTCGTACGCACCTCGAACGGCCAGGAGCTACGCATATCCAGCCCGGCAGGGAACGAAAAGCCGATCACGTTCTCAAACGACTCCAACGGCGCAAGTGTGAGCCGCCGCTGGAAGATCCGGGTAACCAGCGATGCGGAGTCCGGCGGCAACGCCGGATCGGATATGCAGATCCTCCGCTACGACGACACCGGCACCACAATCGACCAGCCAATCATCATCAACCGCGCCACCGGCCTAGTTTCCATAGGCGGAACGTCTGGAACGGCCGGTGGGCTGGCCGTGACCCGGATCGGCAGCCCCGCCGTCACCATCACCGCTTTGGCCACCGGCGGCACAGCCCTACTGGCCCAAGGTGCCGATGCGGCATCCCGGTTCGCCCAAGCGCAGGTATCGGCAGACGCAGCCAGCCGGCTGGTTATCTACGTTGACGGCAAACATGAATGGGGCGACGGCACGGCTTCGCGTGACACGAACCTGTACCGGTCCGCCGCCGACACCCTCAAGACCGATGACAGCCTGCACGTGGCCGGCCGACTGGGCGTAAGTGCAGCGCCACACGCAACCATCAAGGTCGACGTGGCTGGGAGCGTGTCGAGTACTCTGGTCCGGCTCACCCGTACGTCCACATCGGACGCCTCGCCCCTGCTGCTTCTGCTCGGCGGGGAGGCCGCCTCGCCGAACCTTGTCCTGTCTGTCAACGGGGACGCCGCAAACCGGTTCGCCATCGAAGCCCCCGGGATACACACGTGGGGCGACGGCACGGCTTCGCGTGACACGAACCTGTACCGGTCCGCCGCGGACACCCTAAAGACCGATGACAGCCTCCACGTGGCTACCCGGGCCGGAATCGGCACCGCTCCGGATACAGCCATCCGGATCGACGTGGCCAGTAGCGCCGCCGGGACCCTGGCCAGGTTCACCCGTACATCCACATCGGACACGTCGCCTGTGCTGCTCATCAATGGAGGCGAGGCTACCTCGGCCACCCTGGTGACCACCGTGAACGGCGACGCGAGCAACCGCTACGCCGTGCGGGCATCAGGGCTCACCGAGTGGGGATCCGGCTCGGCCACCCGCGACACGAACCTGTACCGCAACGCCGCCGACCAGCTCAAAACCGACGACTCACTCGTCGTGGGAACCCGGTTTACAGTCGGGGCCGCGCTGAACGCTGCCCAGCTGTATTCGCAATCGGACGGCAGCATCGCCGCCGGCACGTTCACCGCGTCCGCAGACGGGACCGCCACTCAGGCTGTCCTAGCCGTGTTCGCATCCACCACGGCCAAACGGGCCGTGGACATCCGCGTCACCGGCGACGCCGTATCCAGGCTGCGTATCGACACGTCAGCCGGCACCGGCTCGGGAACGCTGACGTTTGGCAACGGCACTCTCGCCGACACCAACCTGTACCGCGGGGCCGCGGACCTCCTCGCCACCGATGACAGCGTCACCGTGGGTACCCGCCTCACCGTTGGTTCAGCCACCCTCAACTCGGCCAAGCTGTACGTCGAGGACGGCACCGCCACCAGTGGCGTGCTATTCAAAGCCACCGTGGCCGGAACGACCACTATCGGTGTCGTCCGGGTCGAGTCGTCCGACAACACCAAGCGTCTGCTGGACCTGCGGGTCACCGGCGACGGAGTTGCCCGGCTCAAGGTCGACATGTCGGCCGGTTCGGGTTCGGGGACGTTGACGTTCGGCAACGGCACCACCGCCGATGTCAACCTGTACCGGTCGGCCACGACCACGCTCAAGACGGACAACTCGTTCCACGTGGGCGCCGCCCTGTCGCACCTCGGTTCGACCCTGGGTTTCTACGGCACCGCTCCAGCCGTAAAGCCCACCGTGACCGGCTCACGCGGCTCAAACGACGCCCTCGCGTCCCTGCTGACCGCCCTGGCCGGCCTGGGCCTGCTCACCGACTCGTCCACATAGGAAGGGCTCACAACAGTGGACACGAACCACATCGAAGTCACGGCCACGGCCGAGGAAATGGTCCGCCAGTTCGCGCAGGACTTCCCCCGCGAGTACGAGGTCGCCTCGCTGCGCCTGGCCAACGCCAAGCTGGGCGCCCAGCTGGCCGAAGCACGCCGCCAGCTCAACAGCGAGGTGATCCGCGGCGTCCTAGACCGAGTCGACCACCACCGCGTGGAGGTCGGCGCCGATGGTTGATGTCTATGAACGGGGCGACGTCGCCACCCTGGTCGTGACCTGGTTCGAGTACCAGGGCGGCCCGGGCGTCGACGTCGACGACCTCACGGTCACGGTGCGACCCATCGCCGGTGGCAGCCCCGTCCTCGGCCCCACCGGCGACGACATCGACCACATCACCACCGGCGCCTACTCCTACGACTGGACCGTCCCCGACGACCTGGACGTCGGCGAGTACCTCGTCGACTGGGACGGCACCATCGCCGCCGATGCTGTCCAGGCAACCGAGGTAATCCGGATCCGGGCCGCCGGGGAGTGGCCGCCCACCCTGGCCGAGCTGAAAGACGACATGAAGATCGACGCGGACGACATCCGCGACGACGACCGGCTGACCAGCTGCCTCGACGCCTCCATCGCGTTCGTGCAGCGGGTCAAGGCCGGAAAGTTCAACTTCACCGGCACCGACACCGACCTCGAAACCCCCGATGAGGATCTCCGCCTAGGAACGATGCGACTTGCCGGCCGGTGGCACACCCGGCGCCGCTCTCCCGACGCCCTGGTCCAGATGGCCGAGCTGGGCGCTACCCGCGTCCCCTCGATCGACCCAGACATTGACCGCATGCTGCGAATCGGCCGGTTCGCGTCCATCGGGTTCGCGTAGGGAGCTGCTCATCATGGGAACAATCCGCGACCGTGCCGAGGCCCTCAGCGAGGCCCTGAGCACCGTTGATGGCGCCCGCGTATACACAGACCCGGCAGCGACCATTGACCCGCCAGGGATCGTCCTGGGGCCGCCGGCGCTGTTCTGGGAGTCGGGCTGCCTACAACCCACCTCGGCCAGGTTCCTCGTCTACGTCGTCGAGACAAACGACGACCGGGCGATCGAACGACTGTGGGACCTCGTCCCGCAGGTGTCCGCAGTGGTCGACCTGCTCCCCTCGGCCGCCGTCATCACGGCG